GGAGATGGCGAAAGGGTGAAACCACCTCCCCTGTGCTGGGAGGAAGCGGCCCAGCATCATTATCTTAACTAATTTAACAACAAAATCAAAGGAATAGGTGTGCCTTGGAAGAAATAAAAAAACAGGCTTTGCGAGTTCGTAAACAAGGGTTATCAGTCTTCTCTACTAAGGTAGATAAAACCCCAGTAATTAAGCGAACTAACCGCATAGTTGAGCTTAGAGCTAACCCGCTGTCAGACCTCGAAATTGAGATAGATTTTAGTCACGCAAATGTAGCAGGGATCGCTATCAACTGTGGCCCAGTTGTGGGTCAGGAAAAGGACTTAGAATGCCTTGATATTGATTGTCCAAAGGTAGCACTTGATTTCCTTCCTGACCTTGAAGCATCAAGCAAAGAACTACACGATAAATTGTGTGGGTGCGTTGAAACAACCCCATCTGAAGGATTACACATTTTCTACTATTTACCATTAGGTAAATCAAAATGCCGTGAATTAGCGGTAATGTCTACAGATAATGGCAAGAGATGGCTTGCCGAAGCTAAAGCTAAAGGATCGACTAAAAAGATTGCTCCACCACTAATTGAAACAAGAGGTGCGGGTGGGTATGTAGTTGGATTCTATTCTCAGGCAGTCTCAAAAATTGATGGATTAGTTAAGCCATATAAAATGATTCATGGAGATGTGGCAACAATTCCAACCCTGACTGCGGATGAGCATGAATTTCTGATGTCGTTTGCCCAATCTTACGATCAAAAAGCAGCAAAGAGATTCATCGAACTTAACAAGGAACCTTACCAGTACAAAGAAATAGGTAAGAAAACTGCCCTTGACCAATGGAGAGCGGAAACTTCATGGCCCGAAATCCTTCCAGATTCTTACCGAGTTGTTGAAGTTAGGCATGATTACTTTTTAGTTTGGCATCCCGATTCGTCAGGCAGAGAACCCAACGCAATTGCAGGGTGCAAAAATGGCGGGATGGATAGATACTGGAATTTCAGCCCATTAGACTGGAGATTGAGTCCAAACATCCCGCTAACCAAAGATTATGTTTACTGCATGAGTAGAGGTTGGCAACCTGGAAGTAGAGAATGGAAAACATTTTACGCACAGGTTTTTGCAAAGTATTCAATAGATAAAATTGAAGACGAACCTGTGAATGAATCAAGGTGGGATTTCCTTGAAACAACAAAGTCAGGTAAGGTTAAACAGGTCAGAACTGTAGACATTGTGCCTGATGATGCGATTTCATTTCCTGGTTGGATTGACACTTATATTGACTACTGTATGAGAAACGCACTATACCCAGAGAAGCGAATTGCTGCTGCATCTGCACTAGGTATGTTCTCCGCTTTAGTGGGTCGATCTATTATGGGGCCAAATGAACTTAAGCTTAACCTATACATTGTTGTGCTTGGATTGACAGCTTCGGGCAAAGATTTTCCACGAAAATTGAACGCTAGAATCTGTATGGAAATTGATAACGCAAGCTTGCTAATGACGAAGGTAGGTTCAAGAGAGGGTCTTGAAGAAAAAGTAATTCAAGGGCCGAAGTTCCTTATGGCTGATGAAGGTGCATTTGATCTTGAGAAAGCAAAGTCAGGTGACACAAGGTTCAATGATGTCATGGGAACAATGTTAGAACTGTTCACATCAAATTATATTAAGAGAAGAGCTAAAGCGGGTGATGCGGATTCAGAAAATTTTATTCGCTATCCATTCCTTTCCATTATGACTTCATCGACCCCCGAAGAATATTTCAAGGCTTTAAGTCCTAAGATGCTTCGGTCAGGTTTCTACAATCGTTTGCTAATTCTTCAGTCTGCAATCCGAGGTAGGATGAATCTTCGTGGAATGTCTGTATCAGAACCAATTCCAGAATACTTGGTAGAGGTTGCTGCAAGACTGATCGCCATGAATGAGAATCTTGTTCCTGGGGTTATCAAGGAATTCATGCAAGATACTAAGCTTGATGCACTTGGAAATGCACCACTAAACCAGATTGAAAAAGATTCAAAGGTTCTTTTGCTTGATGAAGATGCGTTAGAATTCTTTCAAACCCAAGTATGGGAAAATGATGATTTGTATTCCAAGTATCAGAAGAACAGCGAAGAAGAAAAAGCATCTTCATGTGCTAGACTTCCTGAGTTGGCTTTGAAAATAGCTTGCCTGTGGGAATTAAGCCAAGACATAAACGCTGACACAATTTCTTTAGCTGGTGTAATGGCTGGATTTAAATTTGTTCGTGAAGTGAATAAGAGGCAAACTGCAAACACAGTCATGGTGAGCGATACTAAGTTTGGTGAAATTACAGATAAGCTACTAAACATGATCAAGGATTCGTTGAACGAAATCGAACCAGATGTGTATGGTGTAAAAATGATTGATGCTAAAAGACATCTCAGGAAAATCGTACACAGCGGGCAATCGGTTGACGATGCAATTCGATACCTTCAAGATTGCGGTGAGATTTCAATCAGAAAAAGCAGGGATAAAAATGGTGCTGGATCAATGTACATCGTTATAAATGACCAATCACCTTCTCGATCCCAATCCGAGGAATCGACATCAGAGCTAAGTTAAAGGCATCTGCAAGGTCAGGAGAGTGCTTGAGTCGTCTTTTCATCATGTCCTTAGACTCGACCACTCTTCTTCCGTTTGTATCTACAATGTATACTGGTGTGCGTAACTCTTCCATCATTCTCTCACGCATATGAAGCGGAAGATGCCCGATTGAAACTTTGCCTTCCATAGCTAATTCTGCTGCCTCGAACCAGAGAGCGGATCTCATGTTCGGGAACTCCCGCCACCTTGGTGCTTCACCAGACGAATTAATTCCGTAAAACATATAGTCACCCTTGTTATCGACCACACCACCACCAACACCACCTTCATCAATAAGCACAGGGATTTTGTATTGTGATTGCCTTGGTGTTTCATACTTCTGACAATACTCTTTAATCTTTTCCGAGAATTCTTTCGTAGACAATCCACGATACTCCTTTGCATCTATGATGCAGCATCCATGCCTGACCACTAAACAGGATCTATCGTCACCGAACCTTGCAGGGTCAGCACCGATTTGAACCACCCAATCTTTATTAAGCGGAATTGGATCAAGGATTTGTTTGAGTGCCAATGCACCCCATACCGAGTTGATCGCTTTACTTGGATATCTTCCCAAAACTTGAATATCGAAAAGCGGGTCTTCAACCATGTAGTTTTTATCATTGAAGGTAAAGTACCCTGGTTCAGATTCTTCACCCTCTCTAGCGGATCTACATTCGTTTTTAATGCGGTTCTCTACATACTCATAGTTAATTGCACCTGGCACAAGATCAGCCTTAAAAGCCACATTAGGATGGTCTAAAGCAGATAAGTGAAACACTTTCCAGTCAGGCGAATTCTCAGCAAAATAAGCAGGGGATGAAGCATCGTATGGGTTGAAAATGCAGAACCATAAACAATTCTCTTTGCTTGCTGAAAGCATCGATTCCGCTCGTTCCCAGAAAGTTGGCTCAATACCGCTCGCTTCATCAAACAAGATGCACAAACCACCAGCGGAATGTCTACCTTGAAAAGCATCTGCCTTTTGAGCAGTAAGTCCTTGAATGTAATGCGAAGGATTCTTTTCTAATCGATTAGCCTTGGGCATCCAATTTGGATCTCTAGGTCTAACCCTGCGTAATTCTTTGAATACACCATCTTTAATTTGCTGGGCAACAGGTGCTGAAATCAAAACTTCGGATGGGGTAAAATGATCGTGAAACCAACTTGCAATAACAGCACACAAAAAAGTTTTGCCTTGATTGTGTGCGGATCGGACTAAAACTTTTCTTGCACCATTGGCAACCGAATCAAATATTTCCATCTGCTGGGGAGTCAGGCTGATTCCTAGGTATTCGCAATACTCCCCTGGGTCTTTCGGAATCACTATAGTCTTCTGATTCTCCCGATTCACCCTCTTCACTTCTTGGATTTCCGAAAGTTTCCCCTGCAACGCTGGACTCGATAAGACCCTTTGCCATTTCTTTTGCAAGTTGTTTATTGAGGAGTTTTTGGAGTTCTTGCTCATCATTTCGTTCCTTATTATTTCTCTCGATGATCCATTGCATGGCTCGCCAATCCTCAGCCCCATGTTCATGGATAACCTGTTGCATGGCAATGGTTGCCTGTGCTTTAGCTTTAATCATCTCTTTCTTATGCCAAGGTTCAAGATCCCTTCTAGAGATGCCAAAAGCTTTCATTGCAAGTTTAAAGTCGATTCCACGCTGGATATTTTCCAGCATTTCATAGAAACTATCGGAGTCGATCATGATTTTGGAAACTCCTTGCCCCCTGGAAATTCAACATTTTCGGGTGTTTCTGGGTCGATCAACATTCTCATAAGTTCTAATGTCTCAGAGATATAAATCAAACTTGCTGCTATTGATTGAGATGGCTTCCCTTTTTCATACGCAGCAATGGCTTCTACCATCCAGTCCGCTCCAGCTTTATTTAACATATTGCATCCTTTCAAAAACAAGGTAAAATAGGTAACAGTATTCTAGCAAAAAGCAAGAGGAATTTCGATGGCAGATTTAGTAGGTGCTATAGAAAAACTGAAGAAACTTTTAGAAGACCGATCCAAGCGGGTGGGCAGGGCCACTAATACTAATCCAGCACCTAACCCAGATATTGAAGCAACTAGTAATTCTATCATATACACACCACCTTCTGCTTGGATGAAATCGCTTGAATACTTTCCTATGGCAAAGGCTCAGTCAGGTTCAGTTGTAATGCGAGCCAGAGGCCCAAATATCGGTTATATTTACCCAAGGGTAGGTAAGGCCACTTTCAACAAATGGGTGGCAAATAACTGGAGGGGTGGCTTTATATACTGGTATGGTTCACCTAGCCTAAAGGATTATTCAATCATTGCTAGAAAAGCTCGACCATTCAGAAGAGGCGGGTCAGGTAGACTTGGAATTGTAGCGGTAAGAAACAGGAAGGTTCGAGGAACCATGTACACGGCTATACCTAAGAACATAAGAGACAGAGGCAGGGCTTCCGCAAGAATCGCCAAGAAAAACAAATGGAGATTATAATATGTACCTAAATCCATACTATCGCCATATACAAGAGATGAAGCGATTCTATGTCGAATCCATTACCAAGGAAGACATGGCTATCGTAAAAAGTTGCCTAGTAAGAAAAATTCGTGGTGGAAACATGAAAGCGGTAGAACTGTTTATGAAATTTACTGAATGGCAGAAAGAACTGGATGCTGCTTCGGATGCTAGACACGAACTTCAAGCCATCATGGGTTCACCTACAGATGGGCTGATGAAATCGCTTCGCCCTGGATCGATAGGAATTTCCACAGAACAACTTGAAGAAAAGAAGATGCAAGGATGACAAGCGTTCCAGTTGCCGTAAACACCCCTTTGTTCCAATGGCAACTGGATCTATTCTGGTTTAACCATCTTGATGTGTACGGAAATGAAGCATACCAAAAAGCATTGGCAATCATAATCAAAAGAAATCATTCATCATCTCCAACTATTAATCAGTTTCCTTGGCATCAAGATATTCCTAACCAACTCTGCGAATCATTTTTCGATTACAATCTTGGAATAAAGGAAGACGGAATACTTCTTCCACTAAACATTCAGGTAGGTTTAATTCAAACCATATCAAGGT